ATAGTGCATAGTGCATAATGATTTATATGGTTTGAAAGGAGTGTAAAATGAGTAGGTTACGAGGGATTACTACGGTAAGCGAGTTTGGGTTCAAGGAGATTTCGGCGGGTGACTTTCCCGTAGTTACAGTAGCTGCGAAAGCAAGCGGTGATATTGAGTTTGGCACGGTTGTATCCTTAAATGAGAACGGCACGGTTTCTATGGTGGAAGCCCCAGAAGAAGATGAGCCGTTGTCAGTATATGGGGTGTGTCTAGAGCCAGACGGGATAGCCAGTGGTGAAAGTGGGATGTTCGCTGTAACTGGAGAGTTTATGCGAAACAAGATGATAGTTGGTGATGAGGTGGAATTGGTAGCGGGTGATGGTGCGGAGCTTGCGAAATTGCCATTTGAGCCTCGTCCGTGTTTGTTTTTTAGATAGGCAATAAGGCAATAAGGCAATAAGGCAATAAGGCAATAAGGCAACAAGGCAATAAGGCAACAAGGTAAAAATGGAAAGAGTGAAAGGAGATAAAGATGCCTAGTGGGATTATAACAGAGCGTGACGTATACACAAGAAGGAAGATGTTGGAGGCGTTAAAAATAACCCCTCCGTTGAATACGTTTTTTACTAGCAAGTTTTTCAACAGGAAATTTATGAACGAGCAGAAAATACTAACTTATGACGTAAAAAAGGGAAAACGTGACATAGGGAGATTTGCTAATCCGCTTTCATCGGGTTACAAGCTTGAGAAGGATGGCTTTATAACCAAAGAAACACGTCATCTCTATATCAAGATGTGGAAAGAGTTCACCCCAGATGATACAAGGAGTCGCCCTTTTGGTAGCAATCCTTATGAGGAGGTTAGCAGTGCCGATATTGCTACTCAATTAGAGAATGAGTGTTTTGCACATCTCTATGAAACAAGCGAGCGTCTGATAGAGAAGGTGTGTGTAGAGGCTGTCACAACAGGCAAGATAGTAGCACAGGGCATCGGTATAAACGATGTTTTGGAATTTGGATACACAGCAGGAAATGGCGTAAATGACAACATCAAAACATTGTCTGGTTCTAGTTGTTGGGATCATTCTACCCCCACAGGTAACATCATAGATTATCTGGAGGAGTTACAGCAGAATCATCTTCAGCGTTGCGGTCGTATAGCGGACTTGATAATCATGTCGCCAGATGCATATAAATATTTCAAGGCACACCCGTCTATCCGTGACTATATGGATAAAAGATACCTCAATTTGGGTGATATAAACCCACAATGGCAGGGTAATGGAATCGGTCATGTAGGACGTTTCCCATTGATTTCTGGGAATGTAGATATAATCACATATACAGATTGGTATTTAGATCCAGATACAGAACAGGAAAAGCCTATATTCCCTAAAGGCAAGATACTGCTATGTTCAAGCGGTGCAGAGTGCGAGATGCATTATGGGCTGATACAAAACTTACATAATTTACGTGCCGTTCCATACTTCCCGATGGCTTGGACAGAAACGGATGGTTCAAGACGTTATATGCAATTGGAGTCCGCACCTATGCCAATCATCAAAGATGTAGATAGTTTTACGGTAGTGAATGTGCTGACAACGGCGGTGTAGGTGATAGGTTTTAGGTGTTAGGTTTTAGGGAATTCGGAGTGTGTCGCAAGCGATCACACGAAGATTGAAGTTCGGGGCGATTGCCATCGCCCCCTACGGATTCGGACGGCATAAATGCCGTACCTACGATACGGAGGTAAAATATGAAAGTGGAAATATTGAAGTCAGTAACACATAGTGGGGTAGATTTGCGGGTAGGCTCTGTGGTAGACATGGAGGAGTCGGATGGGTTACGATTGATAAAGATGGATATGGCGGTGTGGGTGAGCGATGGGGAAAAGGTTACAGGTGACAGGTTACAGGTGACAAGTGACGAAGTGACAAGTGACACCTCTAAAAAGGGGGAGGAGTTTACGGACTTTTTGGAGGAGGCTAAAACGATGGATGCCGAGACGTTACGGTATAACCTTGAGAAATTTACAAAGGTTATGCTGTGTCAAGATTTGTCTATATTAGGGGTATCTTATCGTCCTGAAATGAGTAAGGGAATGTTGATAGGACTGTATATGAAAGCGATGGGGAAAACCGAATAGGTTTTAGGTTTTAGGTGTTAGGTTTTAGGTGTTAGTGGGGGAGGTGACACATGGAGCAGTATGTAGAAAACAGAAGTGATAAGGTGAATGGGGAGCGGTTTGTATCTATAGAGAAGGACTTTAAGTATCTAAAAACCGATATGGATGTCATCAAGGAACAGATGGATCATATAAGGCGAAAATTGGATGATAATCATGCGAAATCTAGCAATAGTTATTACGAACTGGGTCGGAAATTAGATGATTTGATACTTTCTATAGCTCAACAGAACGTAGTAAAAAAAGATGATGATGAGTGGTTTTACGTCAAACATGAGAAGTGTCATGAAAAGCGGATTGAGAAAGGCAAGAATATACTGAATATAGCAATAATGGTGTTGTCTTTATCAGCATCTCTTGGGATTGGGCTATCTTTGAAAGTTTTGTTTGGTGGTGGATGAGGTGATGTATGGAAGTTTTAAGTGATTTTAAGAAGCAGGTAAATAAGGACATCGGGGATGTGTTTTTCAATGCGAATGAGTTTGCAAAGGTGGTGAATTGGAACGGAAGGGAAATAACAGTGATAGATGATATCCGTATTAATATGCGTTATCAGAATAATCTGGCACTTTATGAGGGTCCTGGCATCAATGCTATAACCAAAACTTATATTCTTAAAAGGGTGGATTTTCCCGCATTGCCAGTAGTAACTGAAGAGGTGAGAATAGATGGAGTCACGTGGTATATACAAGAAATCAAGGAGCAGGGGATGTTTTTGAGTGTGTTGGTGGAGAGGATGGTGGCTTGATGGAATTAGGAATTAGGAATAGGGGTTAGTATGGCGATGACAGGTTTAAATATTAATGTAGTAATTGAAGATAAGGGTGAATATAGGCGTTTTTTGAATAATTGTGTAAATAAGGTTACAGATGCGATGGTGGAGTCATTGAATTATGCGGGTGGTGCAGTGCGTGATGAGATGCGGAGTCAAGTGCCTAAAAAGTGGAATGTAAAAAAGAGTCAGATGGGTAATAAAGACTTTAAGGTAAAACTACAAAAGGGTAAATATAATAATGGTGGTGCAGAAACAAGGGTATATTTTGGGGGCGGTAGGGCGGAGTTGTTTAAACTTGAAACGAGTCCAACTAAAGTGATGGCGGGTGTCACTACTGGTGGAGTAACAACTAAAATATGGGGCGAGAGTGTGAATCTGGGTCATGCTTTTGTTCAAAAAGCAGATGGTAAGGGTAGCAAGAAGCATGTATTCGTTCGTCCTAAACTTGATAATGTAAAAAGTTTAACTGGGATGCTCAAAAAGAAAGGCATTCATGCAAAGATAAAGTATCTATTTGGCAAACAAAAGACGCATTTCAATGATAAAAAGGGTGTGCGTCATAATATAAAAGCGGGTAGAGGTGGCTATGCACAGAGATATCCTATTGTTACGCTGTCTACTAAATATGTAGCAAAGCATAGGGTAATAGAAAAAACTGATATGTATGCTAAAATATGTGATATAGCACAGGTGAAGTTTGATGAGAAGTTTACTTATCTGTGTAAGTTTTGGCTATTTACGGACGGGAAGTGAGGTTTTAGGTGTTAGGTTTTAGGTGTTAGGAGTTTGAAAATGGCGAGTGTTTATCCGTTGCTTTGTGAGTTGCAGAAGTTGCTACAGGTATCATTTAAGGGCTTTAGATTTGATACATCAGATGGGCGGGTAATGAGCGAGCCTGAAATATGTATAGGACGTAACCCACCTAAACAGTCGGATGGTGGTGGTGGCATTGGTAACCCTCCGCTTGTGATAGTTCGTAGCCTTGAGGGTCGTAAATATTACGATGAGTCGAGGGCGAGGGTGCACGAGGTAAAGATAGGGTTTCTGTGTGGTGTGTATAGTAAAGACAGTCTAACAGAGCATGGCAGTGGTTATGGTGACATCTTGAGTATGATGGAGCGAGTGCTTGTATTTTTAGATGGGCTACACTTGGTTTGTGATAACCAATGGGAAGTGAAAGAGCCGTTCGAGTGGACATCTGGGTTAGGTCGTGAAGAGGGCGTTTACGATGCGGGCGGTCAGGGTCATCCGTTTTATTATGCGAGTGTAGTTGCTACTTTCAGGAGTTTTGCGGGTGTTCCGAAGAGCCAGAATACGTTGAAAGATACGTTTTATAGGAAAGGAGTGTAGAATGGGTAAGGAAGTGACAGGTGATAAGGTGATAAGGGGCGAAGGTGATAAGGTGATAAGGGGCGAAGGTGATAAGGTGATAAGGGGCGAAGGTGATAAGGTGATAAGTGATGGTAATAGCGGACAGCGAAATCACCGTCCAGTCAAGAATGGGAAGGTGATATATCTAGGTCCTCTTATCAATGTTCGGTCTGGGGATGGTAGTGCAATGTTTACGTTGAAATATGGGACTATCTATAAGATGATACCCTCTATTGTAGTGGAGCGTCTGGATAAAGACGCTGAACTTTTGAAGTTATTTGTTCCAGTCGACAATGTGGGCAGTGCGTTAAAAGAGATGGGACGTGGTGGTGGAGCGTTTAAGCAAGCCATCGAGGTTGTGCGTGAACGCTACAGAGGAATTAAAAGGAGGTAGTAATGGCATCATTTAATCATGGAGTGCGAACGAATCAATTGCCAACATCGCTATTACCGAGTGTAAGGTGCGAGTCTGCAGTTGTGATGGCTTTTGGAACAGCCCCAATTCACAGATTGAAAGGGGATGCACTGTTAAAGAGTAAGCCAGGTAATATCGTATTGTGCAATACCTACGCAGAGGCGGTGTCACAATTGGGCGTGGATGCGGTCAATGATGATTTTCAGAAATGGGGACTTTCAGAGGTGGCGTTTTCACAGTTTTTCCTACATAACGTGTCGCCAGTGATATTTGCTAACCTATTCGATCCTGATGTGCATAAAACAACGATTTCCATCATCCCAAATAACTCAAGTTCAGGGGAGCAATTGGGCTTTGATGGTGATATAGGTCAATTAGAACACGGAGATATCATCGGCAGTGTAACCATAACAGGCTACGTAGAAGATACAGATTTTAGCGTGGATTATATCACTGGCGAGGTGTTTGTGGCGGCTGATGGTAGTTTGGCTGATGCGTTAATTAATAACCCATCATTAAAAGTTCAGGCAGGGTATACCTATGCAGATCCTGCAAAGGTAACGGTTAGCGAGTGTGAGGGTGGTTATGATAACGAAACGGGCAAGTCAACGGGAATCGAACTAGTGGAGAGTGCTTTTCCGAAGTTTAGGAAAGTTCCTAATATCTTGATAGCCCCTAACTTTTCAAGGGATGCTACAATTGCTATGTTATTAGCTGCGAAGACACAGAATATAAACGGGGTGTTTAATGCTATAGCAATCGCTGACATACCAGATTATAACGATGCAACAATATACCCCATACCTAAAGAACCAGTCACTGCTTATATGAACGTTCCCGCTTATAAGAATGCCAATAACCTTGTATCTGAAAATCTTTATCTCTGCTACCCACGCTTGAAAGTGGGGGAGAGGGTGATGAATATGTCTACCCAAGCAGCAAGTCTGATGGGTAAGGTAGATAGCATGAACGGTGGCATTCCCTACGTAAGCCCAAGTAATAAGAATCTGCAGTGTCAGGGAACGGTAATAGGTAATGAGGAAGTGCTTTTCAGTCTGGCACAGGGTAACGATTTGAACGGGAACGGAGTGGTCACGGCTATTAATTTCTATGGAGGGTGGGTGCTTTGGGGTAACCGCACGGCTTGTTACCCTGCCAATCTTGATGTGAAAGACTCTTTCATCAGTAGCCGTAGGATGCTATCTTGGTATGGAAATCGTTTGATACTGCAATGGTTCTCAAAGGTGGATAATCCTATGAATAATAGGTTGATCCAGTCTATTCTGAATAGTGAGGCTTATTTCATATCAAGTTTGAAGTCCTTCGGATCACTTCTGGGAGGTGAAATCGTGTTTGCTCCAGAGGATAACCTCATCACAGATTTAATGGACGGTAAAATAGCGTTCCATATCTATCTTGGGTTGGTAATGCCTGCGGAATATATACGCTTTGATATGGAGTTTGATCCAGAGTATATTAGTGCGTTGTTTTCCTAATAAGGAAAACAAGGTTACGGGTTACGGGTTACAGGTTACAGGTTGCAATACCCAGTCTACTACGTAGCCACCCCTCTAATAGATGGGAATAAAAAGTGTAGGAGGTAAAAATGGGTGATATACATCCTCAAACGATAGTGGCTTATGATGTGTATTATGGAGAGGGAGCAGAAAGTCGGTTGATAGGAGTTGTAGATGCTGAGTTACCCAATATCCAGACAATGACACAGGAGATGAAAGGTGCGGGTTTGGCGGGAACGATTGATGTTCCCGTTGTGGGTCAGGTTCAGCCATTGAGTTGTAAACTGACATGGAGAACGGCAACTGATGATGTTGCATTGCTAATATCTCCTAAACCACATAAATTAACATTATACGCAGTTGTCCAATCACTGAAGAGTGATGACGTGGCATTTGAATTAACTCAACAAATGATAGAGATGCTCGTGATTCCAAAGAATATCAACATCGGAAAATTCGCCACAGCGGAAGTTCAAGGACTTGAAACGGAGTTTTCTGTTTATACGCTCGATTGGAAGTTTGGCAACACCACCATGTGTAAAATAAATATCCTCAGTGGAGTATACCAAGTAGGGGATATAAATTTCTATCAAAAAGTATTGGATAAACTTCAGAGAACTTGATGGAGTGGCAAGTGACAAGTAACGGGCGGATGTAACCCGCCCGTTTGGGAAGTGAAAGGAGTAAAATATGAAACAAACATCTGATAGCGGACAGCGGACAGATATTATAAATGCTACAGAGAAGGTAACGGTTGAAGAGCCAATCGTTATCAAAGATACATTGGAGAATGCCTTTGATGATGCAACGGAAAATTTAGCGGAGTTTGTGGAAAAAAACAAGGTGTATAAACTGTATCGTCCAGTAACGATATTTGGGAAATTATACACGGAGTTTACACTTGACTTTGACAAGCTAACGGGTAACGATATGGAGAGAATTGCTAAAATGAGCAGGTCTGGCACGGACACGTTTACCGAGCTTTCCAAAACATATCTCAGTCATGTAGCTGCAGAGGCTTGTGGTATCAAGATACATGAGTTCCGTCAATTGAGCATAAAGGATGCAACATCTCTCACAATGATGGCACAGGTTTTTTTAATGAGTGCGGGTTCGGGGACTACAAGCAGTTAATGGAGTTATATGTGGGCTTGGGTCGTGCAACAAAGAGTGGGATAGGCTTTTTTATGGATCTGCACTTATGTAGGTTGAAAGAGTGGGTAGATGTGGTGTCTGCGGTGCTGAAACGAGAGGCGGAGGCGGTGAAGAGTTAGGAGTTAGGAGTTAGGAGTGATGTCTAACCTATATTTAGAGTCCATAAAATCCAATGCCAGAGCATCTTCCAATTTGCTATAATAAACCATATTTGATATATTAAGCCAATGACACCAACAATTATACCAAAGATTGTAATTATGTATAGGACAGATAAAAGACATCCTGGTTGCTTTTCTGCATTCTGTGGGTCTTTGTTTTGTTTTGTTTCTGCTTCTTCGCTTGGTTTTTGTTCGGTGTCCATTGTTTACTCCCTATATAAATAACTAATTACTAATAAAACGTTACATATTATATTGTGGGAATGGTGTCTGTTTGAATTGTATACAATTGTTGTTTTGACAAGAAAAGGGGGGATTTGATAGGAGTTAGGTGTTAGGTGATAGGTGTTAGGTGATAGGTGTTAGGTGATAGGTGTTAGGTGTTAGGTGTTAGGTGATAGGTGTTAGGTGATAGGTGTTAGGTGTTAGGTG